TTTTCAAAAAATAATTTAAAAGATTGCATTAACTAAAAGTAGCGTACTGCAAGGAACCGTACATGGTTGTTGTGTTAGTAAGTTGAGCTACTGTAAGGCTGTTAACATTACCAGCACCTGCACCTGTATCTTGATAATATAAAGTAAAGTTTTGTGCGTTACCTTCGTTACCACCTTGTACTTGTGATACGGTAGTACCCATATTACTATATCTGTATACATTTAATGTTCCCCAAACACCGGTACCGATTACTGTTGGGTATGGAAGACCTGTTAAATATACTTGACCACTTGCGGTATCTGTTGATGACAAGACTATTGAAAAGGTGCAATACACTATTTGACCGTTTTTAAAATAATTACCGATAGTAGCGTTCGTATATTTTAAACCAGTACCATTTGTTGCTGCTGTTAAAGTAGGTGTCCAAGTACCTGATGCAGTGGTAAATGCAGTAACTTGTTTTGTACCGTTACCGAAAGTTATACCAGATCCACTAATTGGTAAAACAATACCATTAGTGTTAATTGACATATTAATAATTTTAGAAGCTGTTGGGTCACCAGAAGCTGCATTATAAAAATTCCATTGCGAACCTATTGAATTATTCCAATTTTCTGTAGCTACTGCTTCAATTGAAGTTGCGCCAAATTTTGAACCGTTAGGTAAAACGAAACCACTTAAACTATTGTAGCCGTTAGCAACAATTTTCATTAATATGTCGCCTGCTGAAATAGGAGCTGGAGCAAATGCAGTACCTCTTGCTATACGATGAATATGCTGTGGCCATACACCTGTACCGAATGCATCAGAAATAATTGTAGCATTGTTAAAATCGTTTGCAGTAATGTGCAACATAGTACCGTTATTGGTAATTGGTTGAGTTATACCATTAGCTGTACCTACAATAGCCAATGCACCGTAAGTGCCAGCAGAAACAAAAGGTACATTTAAATATGTCTTACCAGATGATTGAATACTAAATTGTGTAGATAAAGTATTAACGTTTGATACAACCAAGCCACCGTTTGAAAACACTAAATTACCGCTTAAGTTTGTAATTAACACTCCACTGGTACCGGCAACTGTACTTGCAATACTAATTGAACCGCCAGATACAAAAAGATCTTGATAAGGGTAATTTAATGAACCTAAATTAAAAGAACTTTGTAAAGGTATTAAACTACTACTAAGATAAATAACATTGCTATTGTTGGAAAACATAGCATTACCACTAAATGATACGTTACCTGTTTGAGATCCTATAGGATAAATACTTGATGGCATGATTAGTAATTATAAATTGCAGTTATGACTAAAGGTGATACACTATCAACTTGTCTTATTGCTACTTCGTTTGTGTTAGCTATTAGATTTAAATCTATTGCATTATTGTTTAAAAGTGCAAACGCTGTACCGCTTGTTGCTCTCTTAATATACACTGTATAACCTGTTGAATTTGTGACTGACATTACCCTGGCTAAATTAGCTGGCATTGTAGTATAAACACCTTGAGCTAGTGAAGCTGAAATTACATCCCAGTTTGTAATATTGCCAGGTGTGGTTAATACTGTACCTGATACTGGCACTGTGTTTGTTATGATAACTTGACCAGTAATTGGACCTCCTGAAACCGGTACAACGTTTGTTATTGCAACGCCGCCTGAAACGCCTATAACATTTGTAACTGAAACGTTACCAGATACGGGTAAGAATGTTGCAGAACTAATTGGTACTGTATTTGTAACTGCTACTAAACCAGAAATACCAGCCGTTTGAGTTAAAAAGACACCACCTGAAACTGCTAACACCCCAGTACCAATTGAAAAGTTACCGCCTGATAATGAAACTTGAATGTCTTGAGCGTTTACTAGATAGGTTAAGAGAGCGTTTTTGTTATAATTTTCAACACGTGTAATGTTATCATCATAACTTGTTTTGGTTACAGAAACGGCAGGGAATCTACTATCTCCTATAATTTCAATAAATTTGTTGTATTCCAGAGCATTCTGGTTAGTACTATAAATAGTGCTGTTAAAGTTACCGTAACTCATATTAGTAAGTATTTAATGGGAAGCTAGAGAAGCATTGTGTTCTGTAGCTTACAAGCCCCGGGGTTGTAATAAAATATGCACTCACTTGAGCACTATCTGTAATGCCTCTTATCGTTTCACGGCCAGAAGGCGGCAAAACAAATGCATTACCAGGTGCATTGTTATTGTTGTCAAAAATGTAAAGAGGTGCTGAACTATAATTTGATATCAAAATTTCACTACAATTAGTAGAAGATAACTGTTTTAAAGTAGTTCCAAACGTTTCAGTGAAGGAAAAACATGTGTTAAGATTAGTCCAAGCCATACTATTATTTATACCTTTTTTAGATAATAAATAAATGTATGCGATTAATAATTGTATTGTTATTATGTATATCTACATGTAAAGCAACTCAGCAAACGTTTGCTTTTAGGTCATCTGCATTTGCAAATAACGGAACGTATTCTAATTATGAGCTTTCTTTAGAATCTACAGCTTATAACAGAAATGCAACTAATATAGCACAACAACAGGCTGCAGCTCAAACAGCTGCATCTGCTGCTCAAAACACACCCATCAATCAATTTATAGCAGGATTACAAGCAAGGGTTTACAGTCAGATTGCAGCTAACGTAGTCAATCAATTATTTTCACCCACTGCTACGCAAGGTAGTTTTAATTTACCATCAGGAGCAACAGTAAATTGGGTTGAAAATGGAGGTATAGCTACTTTAGCAATTTATGACCCTGTTACCAACACTTCCACTACTATTCAAATTCCAGTTAGTAGTTTAGTCTTAGCTAGTTCAGGAGGCGGTTAATGAAATACGTACTAGCAGTTTTTTGTTTATTACTGCTTACAGGGTGCATGACTTATAAGGTAAATCATAATCCTTATAAAATGCAAGAAGTGCCCATGTTACAGGAAAGCCCTCTATCTAAACAATTAAGAGCTTTACCCTCACCAGATGCACCGCAGTTAACGGTAGCTGTTTACTCATTTCAAGATAAAACAGGTCAGAGAAAAACATCACCTAATTTAGCATTGTTTTCATCTTCTGTTACACAAGGTGCTGAAAGCTGGTTAATTGACTCTTTGCAACAGGCCGGGAAAGGGACCTGGTTTAAAGTATTGGAAAGGTCTGGCTTAGATGACATAGTTAAAGAAAGACAAATGTATAGACAGGCAAGAGAGGACTTTGAAAACACCAAAACGCCTGGAATGTTGCCTATGTTATTTGCAGGTGTGATAGCTGAAGGAGGTATAATAGGATATGATAGTGATACTGAAACTGGAGGATTTGGAGCTAATGTATTAAGCATTGGAGCTCAACACCAATACAGTAAAGATGTAATAACCGTGTCACTTAGACTTGTAAGCACTAATACATCAGAAGTATTGCTGTCAGTTGCGACAACAAAAACAGTATATAGTGCTTCCATAAATGGCAATTTGATGGCGTTTTACTCAACAGGCACAAAATATTCTGAAGCAGAAGCTGGAGTAGCAGCCAATGAGCCTGTTACATTAGCAGTGAGAGCTGCTATAGATGATGCGGTTATAGAACTCATACATCAAGGTGAGAAGCAAGGCTTATGGAAGTTCAAAAAAATAACAAAATAGTATACCAATAATTAAATATTGTTATAACCACCACATGAAAACCTTAATTTTATCCCTATTCCTTCTTACTGTGGGCAGTGCGTTTGCTCAAAACTCACTTTACTTACAGCAGATATCTACTGCTGCTGTAGTTAATGTATTGCAATCAGGCGCAACTAACCGTATCGGAAGCTCCGGCGTTCCTTCCACCATAACAGGTGATAACGTTAACTTTGATATTAAACAAGTTGGCAGTTCAAACGCTATTGATTTTGCTTTTAATGGTAACGGTACTACATTAAAATTATACAATACTGGAGATACAAACACTCAAGGCTTGTATATAAACGGAGCCAATAATTCTCTAGATTTAGAGTTTGTTGGTAATAATAATACTTTATTGTTTAATAATGATGGTACTAACTCAAGCACCACTCAAGCTTCTGTGGCAAATGGCACTTACTCAATTAACGTAAATGGTAATTCAAATGCATTTAATATTGGTTCCGGTACCGGTTCATATAATAATTTAGATTACAAAGTTGCAGGTAATAGTAATGCATTTAATATTCTACAGAACGGAATAGTATCTGGTACATCTGGTCATAGTCAGCAAGTAGAAGTTGCAGGTAATAGTAATAATGTTTACATTGATCAGAGTGGTACTAACGCTAATTTATTGTATTACAAATTAACTGGTTCAAATACCTCAACGGTCATCACTCAAGGGCCGACGGGAACTACACCTCTTAATATAGCTACAAGTACTGGTGTAACGCACCCTTAATATGAAAGTAAAAGGCAATATCTTAATTGCCTTCTTTTTATTTTATAGCCAGTTACTATTTGCTAGTGCTGGCTCTATAACTGAAATTACAGGTCCTACTCAAATCACTAGAGGTGAAGAGAAGATAAAGGGTAGTCTTAAAGTGGGTATTGAAAGTAATGATAGAGTAGAGACACTCAATAGTAAAACAGGTATTACCTTTATAGATGATACTCACGTTACAATAAGCGAACATTCAAAACTTATTTTGGACGAATTTGTATTTGATCCTAAAAGCAGTTCAGGTAAGATAGGATTAAAAGCACCTTTAGGCACTGTAAGATATCTAAGCGGTAAGATAGCTCGTAACAATCATAATAATGTTAATGTAACTACACCTACTGCTAGCATTGCAGTTAGAGGTACAGACTTCTCTATGACAGTAGATGAGACCGGGAAAAGTCTTATAATATTATTACCAACAAAGATAGGCAACAAATATGTAGTAGGTAAGATAGATGTAACTACAATGGCAGGTACAGTTACTTTAGATAAAGCTTTTGAAGGTACGGTGGCTACTGCATTCAATTTAAAACCCACTGCTCCAGTTATTTTTAAACTAGATGGTAATGATGTTGATAATAATCTTATATTATCCAATCCTAAGAAAGAAGAATCTGCTTTAGATAAAGCCAGGGCTGCAGCTTATGCAATGGAGCAAGAAGAGTTGCAAAAGACTGCACAGATGTATGCAACAGCTAAAGCTATAGAAAAATTAGACGCTTCATCGTTTGTGTTTGTTCAAGATCAAGCAGATGCATCTAAAAACAAATTACAAACTACTTTTAAGTCTAATACAATTAAAATTATTGTTCCAAATGGAGAAAACGTTACAGTGAATTACACTTATGCTGGAGGAACTGCTACTGCTAAAAACGGAACGGGAACGGGCGTAACCATAAATATTACACAGAAGTGAACAAACATACTTTTAAAATATTATTGGTCGGCGTTACAATATTAATTGGTTTAGTTGCTTTAAGAGTAGCAGATCCTTTTTTTATAGAAACTGCCAGACTGAAAGGGCTAGATTACTATCAAAGACAACAAAGTAAAGTAACAAGTAATAATATTGTTGTAGTAACCATAGACGAGGCGACGTTAGACAAGTTTGGCCAGTGGCCGATGTCCAGAGCAGTATTAAGCGAAGGTTTGGAAAAAGCATTTAATAATGGAGCTCAGTTAGTTGTTATGCCTATTCTATTTTCAGAGAAAGATAGGTTAGGCGGTGATACTATATTTAATATGACTTTGCAAAAGTTTCCAGTCATAACTGCACAGTCAGCATCACAAAAAGGCAAAGGCAATCCAGTACCGAGAGGTTTAGCTACTATAGGTGACGGGTTAGGAGATTGGTTGTATACATATCCTGCTGCAATAGGCCCGACAAAAGAAATAGGACAGTCATCTGCAGGTGTTGGTATGCTACTAACTGCACCGGAGCTTGACGGCGTTGTTCGTAGATTACCATTAGTAGTAAAGGTTAAGGGAGAGGTTTACCCTACAATACCGTTAGAAGCTCTAAGGCTATTCGGTGGTGAAGAGTCTTATCAAGCTAAAGTAGATCAAGGTGGTGTGCAAGCAATAAGAGTAAAAGGCATTCCACCCATATTAACTGACGCTAATGCTAGAGTATGGATTAACTACAAATATAAATTTGATTCTATCTCATTCATTGATAATGATTGGAGTAAAGTAAAAGATAAGATTGTCATAGTGGCTTTAACCGCAGAAGGTTTAAATAATACTGTAGCTACTTCTGTTGGTATTTCACAAGGTTATGAAATTTCCGCTCAGGCCTTGCAAATGCTTATTGATAATAGCAGATTACAAAGACCTTCAACATTTGACCTATATGAAATTTCAGGCGGTATTATACTTGCTCTTATTCTTATTGTTGCTGCTTGCTACCTTGGCTATACACTAAACGGTATATTAATTACATTATCTTTATGTGCACCTTATTTTATTGGCTCACGTTTATTTGTTAATAACGGCTACTTAGCCGATTATACTTGGCCTACATTAGCAGTATTGTTGCCTTGGGTAGGTGCAATATTCTTTAGATTCGTAATGGAATTTAAATTGAAACAGCAGATTAAGAAACAGTTTGGCACTTACCTTTCACCTGCAATGGTTGAAAAGCTACAAAAAGACCCAGGCCTATTGAAACTTGGCGGTGAAGAAAGAGAGTTATCTATTATGTTTACTGACGTTAGAGGCTTTACTTCTATATCTGAACACTATGGTAAAAATGTACAAGGGTTAACCCAGATTATGAACAGGTATATGACTGCAATGACAAAGTCTATATTAGATAATGAAGGCACACTGGACAAATATATCGGAGATGCTCAAATGGCGTTTTGGAATGCTCCTTTAGATGATGAAGACCATGCACGTAATGCCGTGAAAACTGCAATGCAAATGCTAAATAATTTAGATGCATTTAATGAAGAAATTTCTAAAGAAGGAGTACCGCCTTTTGGAATGGGTATCGGCATTAACACAGCCACTGTTGTGGTTGGTAATATGGGCAGTACTCAGCGTTTTGATTACACTTGCTTGGGCGACGGAGTTAATTTGGCCTCAAGGTTAGAAGGTCAATCTAAACCATACGGTGTAAGAATTATTGTAGGCCCAGTAACTGCAGAAAAAATTAAAGGTTCATACACTGCATTAGAATTAGATTGTATTGCAGTTAAAGGTAAAAAAGAAGGTGTAAAAATTTACACGGTACTTGAAAACAAGATACCGCAAAATCCAGTTGAAGTAATGAGAATGCATGATGCGTTCTTAATAACATATAGAGAACAAAAATGGGTTGATGCCATTGCTTTATCAGAATCATTAAAGAAGTATAATCCTGAACTTAAAAAGTATTACGAAATGATGCAGGAAAGAATACAAGAACTTAAGCAGTCTAATCTTCCTGCTGACTGGGATGGGGTTTATAGAGCTACTTCAAAATAGTTAAAAAATGTTAGTTGATTACCGTAGAACATAGTTTATTATTATGATCTATGACCAATATTACATTGAGTGAGAACGTAATTGTTAAAGATATCTATACCCGTACCCGTGGTGATGAAAGTGTTGAAACACGTATGAATGCAGTGACTCGTCGTTTTAATCCAACTAAGTATAATGTGCTTGGTTTTATTAATCGTTCAAGTCAAGTTGTGCTACAACCTCGTTTCTACAATATTCGTGACGCTAAAGGCCGTTGGGCTAAGGTACGTCAATCACGTTAATTACTAAAGCCTAGGTAGCAACCTACCTAGGCTTTTTTATTGTATAAATATACACATGATAATAAAATTGACAAATACACACCCGACATTTAAAGGACAGCCTGTTCTTTTAAACACTGATTTTTTTGTTAGTGTGCATCGTGGATTTGCAACTAGAGGTGAAGGGGATAGTTCTGCATTAGAAGAAGTAACATACATTCATTGCCCTCCTCACGGTAATTGGGAGGTAAATGAAACCCCAGAACAAATCTACGATTTGATTAAACAATTGAACTGATAGGATTTACCTATTAGGAACACCATTATAATTACTGCATACTATTATAAATATTTTTGAACAGCTGAAGCCTAACCGGTGGAGGCCCAAACAAAACTATGAACAAAACAACATATGAACGCAGTAATAACAGCATCGTATCTTGCCGTTTATGGTCTAGTACAGATAGCATTGACAGAGTACAAGACCGAAACGGTCCAAGTACAGAGAGGTTACGACAGCAATGGTTGGAAAAAGTTTAAGAGAGCTTTGAAAGAAGCTATTTCTTTTCCTCATCACAACCATTATTAAAATAGACAAAAAACAAGCCCTATCTCTTACGAGGTAGGGCTTTTTTAATCTAGTTAAACTAGATATTATTTTGCAGGAGGTGCTTCAGCGGGCGGGTTATCCGTATCCGGCTTCTTTTTATGTTTCTTGTGTTTCTTATGAGCATCAGCTGGTGCTGTCTGAGCTGCATTTCCTGTTACTGTAGGAGCTGACGGAGCGGGTTGAGGCGCCGATTGAGACGCTGCAACATTTACTACTGAGAGTACCCCGGCAACCAACAGTAATGATAATATAGTTTTTTTCATACAATATTATTTAGTTTTGGTTTTTTTCTTACCAGATGTTTTATGTTTTTTATGTGCAGTAGAATGCTTTTTTGCTACTTTATGTTTAGCGGGAGGATGAAAAGCAATTCTCTGTGTAGGATGTTGCCATACCGCTGTACGAGACGCTCTTAATGCTCTTACCATTACTGCTCTATCTTGAGCAGATAATTTAGCAAGAATAGCTACTACTGTTGTTTGACCTGGCGTGGTGGGTTTGTGAGCAGTTGCCATATGAGCAACTGAAGGTAAAGCAGGGGCTGGATGAACGGAATGTTTACCGACACCATATGCTACAATGAGTGCCGCTGCTACCGCAAGTACTTTCCAATATTTCATAAAATACTGCATAGATAAGTATTTAATCTTATTCATTTTCTCTTCATGTTGTTTTTATTAGGAACTAATATATAATAGTGTATAGTTGCCGTCATCGTCTAACGGTTAGGACAGCGGATTTTCATTTCGTTAATCGGGGTTCGATTCCCCGTGATGGTACCAAAATTTTCGTTCTTTTACAATTTGTGGGTGCACTGGATTCGACATTATATCTGATGCATTAGCAGCAAGTAAGGTTGTTAAACCTTTTAAAATTAACAAACAATAAACGCAAAGACTAACAAAGTCAAGAGCTACTTCGCAAAGATGAGCCGTAAAGTTTCCGAAACTTTCAGTTCAGAATTCGAAGCACTCCCATTAGCAGCTTAATACTGCTATCGTTATAGTGTAGATTCTCGCTACACATATATAACGTCATCAGCGAGGGCGATCGTATGATGGTAGTAGTACGACGAAATCTCTACCAAACAATTTACGTATCAGTATTACGGGTGCGTATCTTATTTTGTAATACTAAACTTGTAGAAGCTGGTGAGGACGGTTTAATGGACGAGGGTTCGATTCCCTCCACCTACACCATTTTCGTTTACTATTTAAAGACTAAATAATTACATGAAGTCATTCAAAGACTTTAGAAAACAAGAAACAATAGAAGGGGTTATAGCTGATTTAGAAAACCTAAAACAGCACCATAACTTTAGTAAAGGTCCAGTATCAAATGATTTTTTAAGGATGCTGGCAGATGAATTACGACAGGTAGGCATACAACCAGATGACATTTATGCCTCAATAGATGCTCCTGCTGAACATCAAGAAGAGTATTTATTTTATAAAAGTGCACCCGGTGGAGGAATGGGTAAAGGTGCTTTAGGCGACTTAAAAAAAATGTTAGGATAAAATTCTAACTGCTTGTTTTATTCCTGCTCTTAAAGTCTTCTCTCTCACGTTCATTGTGTAACCATGAGGCACTTCAATTGTAAAAGCATCTACACCTCTATTGGCTAAATAGATGGCTTCTGTTTCATGCATTTCTTTATACTTTACATCTTGAAGAATGCCAGGTTCAATTAAAGAGTGCATTCTTTTATGTCTATCATCAATAGGCATTTGCAATGTCATTGCTTTTAAAATACTTTCCATCACATCTAACCTTTTATTTTTATTAGGTTTATAAATGTATACCCCGTCTGCATCTCTACCTTCATGTAAACAGAGAGCAATATCATATCTATCATTCATTAGTTTAATATGATCTTGAGTTTCCTTTTCTCTCTGACTTTTAAAATCTCTATTTAAATCCTTATCTGCTTCATTATGTCTCTGGTTATGTTTATGACCATACATATTAAGAATAGGAAAAATAGTTACATCCAAGTCATCAAAAAATTCTGGTTCTTTTAACAGATTTATAAGTGTATGAGGCCCAGAGGTTTCATCACCATGAATTCCTGCACTTAAATATAACTTACGTGCTCCGGTATTCTCTAAACGAAAGCACAAAGGACTTTTAGATATCTGTTTAAACACATTAATATTTAATAATTGTAAAGCAGGTATAAATAGTTTAAGATGAGCAAAAAGAAACGTTCTTTACGCAATTCAGAAGCCAGTCAACAAACCAAAGACACAAGTCCAGTAGTTTATCAAAATGAAAAATTAGGACGACAAATAAGAATAAGACAGCGTCCCGATTTAACAGAAAAACAAAAAGAGTTTTTAAAAATAGCTCTAGATAATCAAACTAAAATTATTTTTGTTTCTGGACCATCAGGTACGAGTAAAAGTTTCCTGTCTGTGTTAGCCGTTTTAGAACTAATGAATATGAAAAAGGTGAGTGACCTTATCTATATTAGAAGCATTGTGGAAAGTAGTGACAATAAAATGGGCTACCTTCCCGGTGACGCTAATGAAAAGCTATCACCTTATCTTGAACCTTTATTAGAGAAATTAGAAGAAATGTTAGATGCTTCAGATATTAATCTTTTACAAAAAGAAAAACGTATTGAAGCAAAACCTACAGGCTATTTGAGAGGGTTAAGTTGGAATGCAAAAGGTATTATAATGGATGAAGCTCAGAACAGTACAAGAAAAGAGCTTACTACATTGTTAACACGTTTAGGACACTTTAGTAAAATGTTCATTTGCGGTGACCCTTTACAATCTGATATTAACGGAAAGTCCGGGTTTGCTGAAATGTGTAACGTCTTTAACGATCAGGAAAGTAAAGATAAAGGTATTCACGTATTTTATCTAACAGAAGAAGATATTGTTCGAAGCGATATCGTTAAATTCATAGTGAAGAAGTTACAATTGTATAATAAAAAATAAATTGAAATAAGAGGAAATAAGATTAAATATTTAGACGTATGAAAAAACTATTAACTATTATTACACTAGCATTGATTGCAATTGTAGCTAAAGCTGCTCCTGTAAGTGGAGACTTAGATGTTCAATTTACTTCTAAGTTACTTCAACAAGGACAACTAGTCGGAACAAATTATGCAGTTGCTGGGTTAGACACAAATATTTACGGTGTTGACTTAGCTCTTGATACATTTACAAAGATTAGCAGCTTAACCACCACAACCGCAGTAGCTGGTAAGCCAGTTTCAACAACTGACTCAACCGGTTTAAAGCGTGTTTATCTTGATGCTGGTTATAAATTCACATCACCTTTAGCTGATTTAACTCTTGGTGCTGAATTGAGACATGTCAATACATCTGAAGCAGCAGGTGTTGCAAATCATAACCTATTACCATTTGTTAAAGTAAATGGTAGCTGGTTTGGTGGACATGTCAACTGGCAGGGACGTGCTCTTAACGATACAATGAACCGTAGCAACAATTTTGAATTCGGTGTCAATACACCAATCAATACATTTGGTGCTCTAAAAGTTGTACCAGCAGTTGGAGTAGGTTTCAATGACCCAGGTGCAGCAACAATTGCCGCTCTTAAGTCAGTAAAGAAATATTGGCAGCCAGGAATTGGTCTTGAATGGCATGGTATTGCAGCAAATCTATTTGCACAGCGTACCTCTTTAACAAGCAGTGCTGCTCAAGTTACTGGTTATAATGTTGGTTATAAGTTTAAATTCTAATTAAACATTAAGTAATTTTACAAACCCTTTACTTCGGTAAAGGGTTTTTTTATGGAAAAGTGATATAATATAATATGCCTTCGTAGCTCAGCCGGATATAGAGCAACGGTTTTCTAAACCGTGGGTCGCGTGTTCAAGTCACGCCGGAGGCGCCAATTTACACTTGATAGAATGTTAGGGACGATTAAATACAACTATGAGCTTAAGAGAATTAACAAAGCCAAAACATGATGAAATTGAATCAATGCCTTTTACGCAATATATGCTTAGCGGCAAAATAAGCGTAGAAGATTATGCAAAGTTTCTCTATCAAATGTTATTCGTTTATCAAGCAATGGAAGAGGTTGCTAGTAATTTAGGTATATTAGAAGATATGCCGGATCTTCCAAGATATTACTATATAAAGCATGATTACGAAGAATTAGTAGGTGAGAGTATTAAACATATAGTTTTTCCTTCTACTCAAGAATATTGTAATTACATAAAAGAGATTAAAGATCCTAAGAAAATTATAGCTCATATGTACGTTAGATATATGGGCGATATGGCAGGCGGCCAGCAAATTAAAAAATTAGTGCCTGGTTCTGGTTCATTCTACGACTTTAAGAATATGAGAGATCTCATTGGTAAATTCAGAGTTAAACTTTCTGATGATATGTTAGATGAAACCATTGTAGCATTTAATTATAATATAGCAATCACTAGACAATTACAAGAAACAAGAATCTTTTCGTGAACATTATAACAGATAAGCTACAACCGCTTGGTAATGATATTATTGCTAAACTAGCTAAACATGGTACGCCAATTGAAATGGCTAACTATAACAACGATTGGTGGACTAATAAAACATTTAGTTCATGGAGTTTTAGAAAGGCAAGCATTCAGATATTGAATAGAGGTAATGTATGGGTATTGCATTTATCTATATTTCCTCATTTAGATGATAGTGCTCCAATTTTAGGCTTTGACATTGTATCAACACCTAATAAAATGTCAGCAGTATTTTGTGATTATTCTATTACTTCAAACCCAGACCACCCTCTATTGTTTTGGTTTAAAGATAAAGTAAAAAACATTACTTGGAAAAAACAAAGAGAGTTACCTGAATGGGGTAAGCAAATATTTTCTGATAGTATGATTGCTGCTACAGGAGTTAATACTGAAGAAGAATTAAATCAAGTAGTAGATATAGGTATGCAAAGTTTAGATCACTATCTTAGTTGTGTCGGTAACAATACAGATGATTTTAATATTGAATCAGTTAAGAAGGCTCAAAACAGATACTGCTATTATCAGAAGCAGAATGTATTTCCTGTTAAGATGTTAATGAGTTACGGTCTTACTGAACAGGATGCTAAAGACTATTTTGACAAATATCTTTACCCTGAAGTTAATTAAAATCTAACTACTGGTATACCGAATGAAGATATGCCAATATTAAAAGTAATGTATGCGTTTGTAACTATAGCAGTATCAAAGTAATTTATACCAAAACCAGATAGTGAACTTAATGCTACGTTTTGTACTTTTAAAGTTGATACTGCAGGTATGTATGAAAATTCATTTACAGCACCAAATTTACCACCGCCTTTATTGTATTGAACATTGGTAAATACACCTGCTGCTGATACTGATATACCAGATGTGGCTGCCGTCCATAATCCGCTCAACGCACTTACAGTGCCGTAAGTTGATTGCCAAATAGCACTACTTGCAGATAATGTTGTGTAAGCTGAACCCCATTCATCAGAACTATAGCTACTGAGAGTTGCTAATTTCCTAATGTTAATTAGTGACTCTCCGTCATAGTCTATAGTACCGTAAAGATCGTTCATATCAATTATTTAATAAAAGCTAGTTTTTAAGGAACAACAGTATAATTAAACATATGGGTATGTATGATACAGTTGCATGTAGTGATAGTTTACCAGTTATTCAAGAAATGATAGATCTTGGCTTAGATAAACGTGACTACATATTTCAAACCAAAGACTTAGATAACTTTTTATTAGAGTTTGTATTACAAGATGGCATTCTGTACGAGAAAAAATATAAGGATGACAAAGAACTATATTTAGAGGATAGAAAATATCATGGTACTTTAAATTTATATGATTATAGAGAGGACGTAAAGGATAAATGGGATTGCTGGATAGAGTATAAACTTACATTTACGGCTGGTAAGATGACTAATGCTACTTTATTAGTTTTTAATAGCGAGGATAATGCTTATAGAAAAACAAAAGAAAAAGAGTTCTGGGATAAAGTTAAAGCAGATAACAATAAATGGTATAACAAATACATACTTTATACTAAAACAGGGAAGAGTATTAAATTCATTATACATAAAGTACTGTACAATGTTGGTACTTATATTCAAAAATTAAGCTATAAATTTTAATATGGGAAAAGGATCTAAACCTCGTAACTGCTTTAGCAGTAAATTTAAAAATAATTACGACTCCATTAACTGGGGACGTCCAAAAACTAATGAAACCGAACAACAAAAAGAAACAAGAAACAACGCCAGAAAACTCAAGAGCACAGTACCTCAAAGTAGTATGCTCTCCAGTATACAGAAAGAAGATAAAAACAATTAACGAAGCTATCAAAGATTATAACCGTATTTGCAGAAGTAGCAAAATGGCTAGTCGTGATATACTAGACGTTACCAAGTACTTTGCAGAAGATATTCGCAATCCTATTACTCCTCGCAATATTGTAAAAGAACAACCTGCTGAAGATTATTCAAAAGGCTTTCTTAAAGTATCGTGATTAAAGTTCGCAGAGTTTTGTATACAAAAAAAGGCTTCCAAGCCGGTGAATACTTAGGTGAGTATTACGCCGGCGATATGGCTAAGGCTTTTGATTACTATACAAAACTCTGGATGGAACTTTACACAGATGAAGATGGTGAAATTATTGACACCGTACCGGAAGAGAACGTAAACTATATAGAAGAGTTTACAATTAGTGATCCTTCTCACTCTTTTATAGGTTTACCAGAGACGGTATGTTTTGAAATTATAGATGATGAGTTGTATGAATTGCCGCCTTTTTCAGAAATAGATGAATATGGGTTTGAGCAAATGAAAGACATTAAAGGTAATAATATACCTTATACTAATAAGGATGGAGGCAATTCATTCAAGCTTCTATCCGGTCCTAAACGGACTAAATAATTTAATGCTACGAAAAATATGGGATTCTATTGTATCCTTTTTATGTGAAAACATATATAAATGGGAAGAAGAAAGATTTTGTACGTTCAGAAAGAAAGAAAAACCAGACTAGATATTCAAAAGATAGTTTATAAAATATAGTGTGAATAGAATCTTTATCCAGATAGCTTCTTACAGAGACCCAGAACTGCTTCCTACTATACGTAGTTGCATTGAAAACGCAAAGTATCCAAAGAATTTAAGATTTGGTATTTGTTGGCAAAGAGACGAAACAGAAACTCTTGCTGAATTTGCAGACGATAAAAGATTTAGAATTATGGATGTACCTTATTCAAAGAGTGAGGGTGCATGCTGGGCTAGACACCATTTACAAAAGCTTTATAAAGATGAAGAGTATATTTTACAGTTAGACTCTCATCATAGATTTGTAAAGGATTGGGATGTAAAATGTATCAAGTCAATTAAAGATTTGCAGAAAGATGGGTATAAAAAGCCATTACTAACTGCTTACATTCCTAGCTATGACCCAGCAGATGATCCAGGTAAAAGAATTAATGAACCTTGGAAGATGAATTTTGATAGATTTACACCAGAAGGTGTTGTGTTCTTTTTACCTGCTTCAATTCCAGATTGGCAGAGCTATAACGCTAAACCATTACCGGCACGTTTCTTTTCAGCACATTTTGTCTTTACAATTGGTAAATGGAATAAGGAAGTACCTTATGACCCGTATTATTATTTCCATGGGGAAGAAATTAGCTTAGCTGCTAGAAGTTTTACGCACGGTTACGATTTATTCCACCCTACAGAAGTAATTGCTTGGCATGAATATACTCGTAAAGGTAGAACAAAGCAATGGGATGATGATAAAGAATGGCATAAACGCAATACATCATGTCATATAAGAAATAGAAAACTATTTGAAATGGATGGTGAAAAGCGTGATATTGATTTTGGTCCGTATGGGTTTGGTACTGTGCGTACTTTAGAAGATTATGAAAGGTATGCTGGTATTTCATTTAAGTTGAGAGGTATTCAAAAGTATACTAAAGATTATCTCAACCCTCCTAACCCTCCTGTAGAAAACTTTGAAGACAGTATTGAATGTATTTTCAAACATTGCATTGACATTAACTATATCAGTGTTCCTGAAAAGGATTATGACTTCTGGTGCGTAGCATTCAAAGATAAAGATGGTAAGGATATATACCGCAAGGATGCAGATAAAGAAGAAATTAATAGAATGTTAAATGACCCAGATGGTTATTGTAAAATATGGAGAGAATTTCATTATAAAGGTAAACCAGCAAGTTGGATTGTATGGCCGCATAGTGTTGCAAAAGGCTGGGCTGACCCAATAACTGGTAATTTATGAAGATATTATTTCTAGCTTATACTAGTAAAAGCTACAATGGGCATGGTATAAAGATAGACAGAGCTGATCTTACTCGTAAGATGTCCTGTCTTGAAACTTGGGTACCAAGAATTGAAAGCTTAGGCCATGAAGTTATTTTCTTTGACGGTAGCAATCAAACACAAAGTTTTGATGGTACTAATAAGACTTTACATTGTATTGCTGATGAAAGCTATGACTATAATACCGATGGTCAAGGTTCTAAGATGTTAGAACGTCTTAAAGAAGCAATTAAATGGTGTTTAGATAATAAAAATTTCGATTACATTTTAAGAATAGATGATGGGTCATATGTCAATGCCTATGTTATGGATAAGATATATGAGCAGTTAAATGATGTAGACGTTTTAAGAGGTGATGGTGGAGGGGCTGGCATTTTCTTCTCTAAGAAAGTATGTCAGGATATTATAAACTATAATAATGATACTAAGATTGGAATTGAAGATCAGGCTATTTGGTCTTTCATTTATAATCAGCCTTATAAAATTGCTAACTCTAACTTACTCTGTTATCAATATATTGTAAGTGAGAATCTATTCACTATTCATTATACTAATGGTAAGAGAATGTATTTTGTAGATGATGTAGTGTCTTATTATTATCAGAAGTTACCAATAGATCGTAAAGTAATAATTGGTTATAACTACAATCATATGACACCAATGAAAGTAAATTCTTGGGATAATACATTTGGTGCTACTCCTATATTCTATGCGTTTGATAAAGATAGCAATAATTGGGAACATTACGGTAAATTAGCGCGTTCTGCATTTGAACCTAGAGCAGTTTGTCCGTTTGTTAAAAATTCAATTAAGGAATTATTCTTATACGACTTACAGTTTGATTTTAATAATGCTAATGAAAAACAAACATTCATTAACTTTTTAAATAGTGTAAAACAAGGCGGCAATATTTACCTTTTCTATAAAAATAACTTTGATTTAGAAACTTTAAAAACTTTAGTTAATATAGAATATACTAAAGATAGTATTGATTTAGATATAGATGTGATAAAAGGTGAAAGCGGTACCTTATTAAAGGTAACTAAAAGAGACATAATAATGATAGCTCAGTACTGGACTGATAATTTATCTTACGGCAAGTATACATATGAACTGAATAGTGAATACTGTAAGGGTAAAGGCTATGGCTATTACGTAGAAAAGGATAGAGATGTAATTACCAAAGGAGCAGAAGGTAGAGCATTTACTTGGTATAAACCTAATTTTATTCTAAGTGTGTTAGAGAAATTTAATCCAGAGTACGTATTGTTTATGGATGCTGATGCGGTGGTAACTGATGAAGAATATTATGTTGAAGAGTTTATTGATAAGAACTACGATATAATTGCAACAGAAGATCACGGGCCTAGTAAGATTAATGCTGGTGTAATTTTATTTAGAAACACTCAATGGGTAAAAGATTTCCTACGCAAGTGGTGGGAGAAAGGTAATGAGTTTCCAAATTATAAGCACGGTCTATGGCATGATCAGACATGCTTCGGTTTAGTAATGGATAGTAATCCAGATACAGCAGATAAAATTAAAATCATATCTAACAGAGAATTAAATTGGAGAGAGCCATCTGATCAGAATTTTATATTCCATGCCTTTGGTTACGGTGGCGTGGTAAATAGAGGCATTGATGCATATTATTTTACTAAACATAAAATTGATATTGGACCTGAATATAATACGCTAGCTAAATTGGCTACAATTTATAATACCGATAAGCATCATACTCACAATTATTATAACGGAGTATATGATAAAGCATTTGCACCTTATAAAGATAACTCATCATTAATTGTTGAAATAGGAGTTGATAGAGGTAATTCTATTCAAATATGGGAAAAGTATTTTAAATGTAAAGTTATAGGTTTAGATGTTGATAGCAATATATTGAGTAAAGATTACGGCAAATGCACTGTAATGAAATGTGATCAAGCTAGTGTTGATGACTTAAATGCAATCAAGCTTACAATTATGGGAGCTGATATTATTTTAGACGACGGCTCTCATATAACTGGCCACCAACAAGTAACCTTTGCTATGTTGTTTGAATGCGTAAGACCTGGCGGCATATATGTTATAGAAGATTTACATACCTCTGCTTACTTAAAACGAGGCATTACTCAATGGGGCGATCCTAATAAGACATTGACAAAAGATATGTTATCAGAGTATGTAAGTACCGGTAAAATACGTTCAGACTATTTAACACCTGAGCAGTGTAAGTACTTAGAAGATAATATTAAAGAGGTTCAATTGTTTGATATACGACCAGGCGATAGTGAAACAAGTCTTATATATAAGAAATGAAAGTTTTTATAGTATATCACTGCTTTCTAGTTAAAAAATGGAAAGAGTTGGTTATAGAACAATTAGCACGTTTAGAGAGTTCTGGCTTGTTAGCAAGAGCAGATAAACTTTATTGCGTAGTAATTGATCAGAATAATAACAAACAAGAGTTCTTAGATATTATAAGTAAGTACCCAAATATTGAGGCTGAGTTTTTTAAAGACAATGATTGTGAGTTTCAGTCAATAACTAAAGTTTGGCAACTAGGTCAATATAACGACTGCAAGGTTTTATACTTTCATACTAAAGGAGTCTTTAATGATTATGTAAGTGTTGATGGTACAGAAATATCAGACTTAAAAGTCAAAACAGTTAGAGATTGGCGTATGTTGATGGAGTATTTCTGCATTGACAAATGGGATGAAAATTTACAAAGATTAGACTCTGTTGATATGGTTGGTACTAATTGTACTAGGAATTGGTGGTGGGGTAATTTCTGGTGGGCTAGGTCTAGTTATCTAAAAACTTTAGAACGGCCTACTAAATCAAGCAGATGGGGATACGAAGCATGGGTAAACGAAAGAGGTTTAGCTTCTATATATGAGCACCATCATATAAGTTTTATTTTTTACTTTACAGACTATCCAGAAAAGTTTTATAAAGACGACCAATATAAGGTTTTAAAAGGTTCAACTATTACTGTGCATGAGGCAAAGTATGGTGCTAGTGAAATACAAATAGATGAAGGATATGCTAAGTCAGCTCCTGTATTTAAAGACGTTACAGACATTATAAGAGCTAATTTAGTTAAAAATAATAATCTATATATAGATATAGAAGTTAATAATGATACTATGCAGGGTGATCCTATCTTTATGACTAAAAAGAGTATCTTTATAGAATATAGTTTTGATAAAGAGCCTGATAAAAAGTATTCACTACACTCTATTGAACATACTCCTATTAAATTTCCTTGGTTTAACTTATGAATATCTTACTAACAGTTGTATGCTTAAATTATAATCCGCAAAGTCAATTACGTCTGTTAGTTGACACTGCTAAGAAGAAATTCTTAACTAATCATAATGTTGATATAGTTATAGTAAGTGATAAGCCTGTAGAGTATCCTGGTACAACTAATACTATTATAGACAACTTTGATACGTATAACGGTAATATAAACTATTTCCAGTTATATAAAATATTAGCTTTAAATTATATTAACCTAGACAAATATGATTATGTATTTGTTAGTGATGCTGATCAGATGTTCATTAATGATGTTACTGATAACGATTTATTAGTAAACAAATTATGCATATTGAGCCATTATTGGGACAATTTGTATACATGTGACGGGTTAAGAGAGTGGTCAGACATTATTACTATAGATAATAAACAGGCTAAACATACTATGGGTAACTTTTACGGCGGACCTATTCCAGTCATTAAAGATTTGCTGTTATTTGTTAGCAATTATTGGCCTAAGTACAGAGAACATATTCACGTGCCTGTAGGCTTCTTTTGCAAGTACCCAGAAGAGGTACTGTTGGTTAAGTATATATACGATAATAATTTAAGTGAAAATAGATTATCTAGTAGTATGAATTATGCAACTCCTGCATTTTTAACTAATATAGATTTCAGTAATACATTATTAGATTATAAAAACAACTTTAAATTGATTCATAATACAAAAGCTGATATGGATACTTCAGAGAAGTTGTATAAAATAACGTGTGAATAATGATGTTACAATAGTCACCGGCTTGTGGGATTTAGGTAGAGGTAACTTACAAGGATGGGCTAAAAGAGATTTTAGCTATTATAAAGAAAAGTTCTTTGAGTTACTTCAGACAGATATACCTATGTGTATATGGATACCTAGAGAGCTAGAAGAAGAAGTAAAGCAAGTAAGAGGTGATAAGCCTACTAGAATTTACTTTAAAGAGTTAAAAGATTTTGAAACTTGGTTTCCGTTTTTTAAAGAAGTACAAGCTATTAGAAATAATCCTGAATGGTATAACTCGGCAGGTTGGTTGAAAGAATCTCCTCAAGCAGCTTTAGAGTATTACAACCCAATGATGATGTGTAAGATGTTTATGGTAAATGACTCTACCATCTTTAACCCTTTTAACTCTAAGTACTTTTATTGGTTAGATGGTGGCATTACTAATACGGTAGGTAAAGGTTATTTTTTAAATGATAGGGTATTAAGTAATCTAGCTAATTATAGTAGATCGACTAAAAAGCTTGTTACCATTAACTACCCATATACCTCTAATGATGAGATACATGGGTTTGAAAGAAAGAAGATGGCAGAGTATTGCGGAGTTAATTATGTAGATAAAATATCTAGAGGTGGGTTTTGGGGAGGTAAAAAAGAACTCATCAATAAAATGAATGATGCTTACTATAGCGTGCTTAGAAGTACTTTAGAAGCAGGCTATATGGGTGCTGATGAATGCTTGTTTACTATATTAAGCTATACAAAACCAGACTTAATTGAAAGATTTGAAATTGAAGGTAATGGTTTGATATGGCCTTTCTTTGAATTGCTAAAGTCATATAAGTCATTAGATTTACAGGATACTATTATATACAAGACAGGTAAAGAGATAGAGTATATACAAACTGCAGAAGAAGTATTAATGAATGAACAAGGTGAAGGGGTTAATTTATATATTGTAACTTTTAACTCACCTCCTCAGCTTAAACTATTACTGCAGACTATAACTGACTACAATCCAGAACTGTTTACCAAAACAAATAAGTTTTTAATTAACAATAGCACTGATGACTCTACTACAGAAGATTATAATGAGATATGTGCAGCATATGACTTTACTCAAGTTAAAGAAGGTAATATGGGCATATGCGGAGCTAGACAATGGGCTGCTAAACACTTTGATGCTAGTAATGCAAAGTACATTGTATGGTTTGAAGATGATATGTTAATGGAGAAAGAGAATAAACTATGTAGAAATGGTTTAAACATGCACGTTAATGATTGGTTAGGTAAGTGCATAAAGATAGTTGAAGAAGAGAATCTAGACTTTATTAAGATATCATTTTCAGAGTTCTTTGGTGACCATCACAAGCAATGGGCTTGGCATAATGTGCCGCAAGAAATTAGAGACAAATACTTTGCTGATGGTACCTGTAGAATGAAATGGAATAAGTCTGGGTGCATAGACGGTCTAAGTTATCTTATTGGTGAAGTATATTACTCTAACTGGCCTAGTGTTATGACTAGAGCAGGTAACTATAAGATATTTTTAGAGACATCTTATGCAATGCCGTTTGAACAAACTATAATGAGTCATTGTTATCAATTAACTACTAAAGGTAGAATGAGATCTGCAGTACTAATGGCATCATTAGTTAATCATGATAGAGTGTATCATTATTCAAAAGAAATAAGAAAAGAATGCTAATAAACATATTAATATTTTTAGTCACAATGAGCATCTCTGCGTTGGTAAACTCACAGTACCGTAATGCAGTTAAGGCTTCTTACTTTCATTTGTTTTTAACCTCTTGCTTAATAGGCTCTCTTAATCTTTTTATTTTAAAAACTATACCTAAAGTAGATACATTAGCGCAAAGTTTATGTTACATTATAGGCGGTGCTTTAGGAGCAATGTTAGGTGTATTTTTACATAAGAAATTTCATAAATAAATTACAATGGCTAAAAAGAAAACAATTACATTAGAGTGTGATATTAAAAAAACAAACCAGAATCTTTTGGATGTTATTGAAGCTTTATCAGTATATGGTATTGTTGATATGAATGATATTGATCAACATAATTTAAAAAAATTAGCTGAAACTGCAGAAGAGTTTTTAGAGTTATATGAAAATGAAAGCTCTATCCTGGATGATGTAGATGAGTTAGATGAAGTAGAAGAATAAAAAAAGGCTCCATTTCTGGAGCCTTTGTTTTGTATATGTAGTTGTATTAGAACTTAATATCGCCTTGAAGTGATACTTTACTATTAATTGCTTGCCCATTAACTGCAGGTTGTGCATAACGTTGTTGTAAACCTTGCAATGAAACGCTAATTTGTTTATTAGGTTCAAAAACAAAGCCTGCTTTATAGTCAATTAACTTATCACTATTATAACCACCTTCAGCAATTAAGCGAAGATAGTCTGTAGCATTAGCATCAAAACGTAACCCGCCAGCTGCTGTAAACTTTGATGTTGTTGTATCCGAGAATACTTGAGCTGTATAAGCTGAGCCGTCTTCAGTAAAGCCTGTTAACTTATCGCCTTCATAGCGGCCATTAACATAAGCTCTAAAACCATAAGCTTTAGGTGAATATACTCTTACATTAGCCCAATAATCATTACCTTTTGTGTTACCAGTATTAGAATAATTAAGAGTGTTTAATGTATGAGCGTTTGTATACTTATCATAAGCATAACCTAAATCGGTCTTTACAACTAAGTCAGATAACTTTACTAAGTTGAATAAACCTATATGATGTTTTACTAAGCTTCCACTTGCTTCGTTAGTATCGCTCTTCAAGTTGCCTGTAACATAGTCGTATTGAATACCAATTAAGTCATTAGCACCAATAAACTCTTCAAACCCAAACCCGTAACGCTGATTTGTAAACGTATAAGTGTCAGAAACATTTGTACGTCCATAATCTGCTGTTAGATAGCTTGTAGCTGAATAAACTTCAGTTGCTTCAACCAACTTATTACGATCAAATGCATCTGAATCTAACTGTTTGTTTAGACGTTTGTTCTGATCTTGTAGGAATGATACCTGATCAATACGTGTACCAAAGTTAGCTACAGAGTTTGTAACTGCAGTTTGTGTTGAGTTTGTAACTACTTTAGCAGTTGATACAGAAGTATTTTCCGTAACTGTTGGGGCACTGTATGTTAATAATGTTGGTGTAGTACCATCAGCATATACAGTAGTTGTAACAGCTGTGTTAGTTGTTACATTAGTTACTGGTGTAACTGTCGTAGCAGTAGTTGTTACTGGTGTAACAGTAGTGACTGTAGTTGTCTTAGCAACATTTAATACTTTAGCGTCAGCTGATTTTGCTTTAGCTTGTGAATAAGCTACCGTTGATGTTGCTGTGCCATTTACATTTGCATATGTAGTCGTTGGATTACCATATACAGTTTGGTTAGCAACATTTTGAGTTGTTGTAGCCGTACTATATAAAGCATTAGCTGTTGTGACAACTGCATTGTTAGCTACATTATCTGTTGTAGTTGGTGCACCGTAGTATGTGCTAATTAAATTACCGTTACCGTCTTTAGTAACTGTAACTGGTGTAACTGTTGTAGCTGTATCCACTGGAGTAGTAGTTGTAGTTGTTGTTAACTTATAAGTCTTAACTACTGGATTGTTGCTTGCATCAACGCTATTAGCTGTTGAATAAGCAATAGTAGCGCCAACTACCGGCGTACCGTTCTTAGTAACTGAAGTTGACTGATTAGCTGTAGTAGCTACAGTATAAACAGAAGAACTATTAGTTGTTGTGATTGCGTATGATATAGCTGTGTTAGAGGTAGCTGTACCATTTGATATGCTAATTAAATTACCACTTCCATCATTCACGGTCGTAACTGGGACAACTGTTGTTGTAGTTGCAATAGGTGTAGTAGATGTTGTTAGTACGTTCAGATTGGTTGTAACAATAGTAGATGTACCACTAGTTGTTGTAACTGGAACGTATGAATTAGTCAACGTAACAATTGGTGCACCGTTTGATGTAATAACTGTTGCAACATTTGCTGTTGTAGCTACCGTAGTTGGTACTGTAGCAAGGTTAGTAGTCACAACTGGCGTCCCATTAGTAGTCACAGCTGTGTTATTATTATATGTGGTAATGATAGTAGGTGTCGTGGTTGTTACCGTGTCAGTATAAGTGGTAACAATCATGTCGCCAAAATTATCGGTTGTGTTTACAATGCGAGGTACACTCACCACTGTAATAATTGGGCTACCATTATTTGTGCTAACTATTGCTTGTGCTTTTGAAACGTTTGTTAACGTTAAAGTGAGCATAATTAGTGCGATTAATTTTAATATTGTTTTCATGCATTTATATTTATATAATGCATTAAAAAAGCTCCACCGTTTAAAGTGGAGCTTTGAATTAGAATAAGTTTGAAACCCAGCGTGAGACGTTGAAGGTTACTGTCCCGACGCTGGTTACTATTTTCCCAGCGTACCGAGTTTAGTTTCAACAGCTGTTAAACGTGTATCAATAGCATCTAGTTCTGGATCAGCAGCAACTGCATCAGCAACTTGAGCTACAACAGCTGGTGCAACGGTATCAACACCAGTAGCACTTGCAACAACATCAGCAACAGCAGCTGTTACATCAGCTTGTACTGCAGCAGCTGGTGGTGGTAGAGCGGCAACTGCATCTGTAATAGCAGCTGTTACAGCAACTGGATCAGTTACGGTAGCAGGATCAGCATTTACAACAGCGGCAACAGCTGTTGATACAGCGGCAACTACGTCAGGATGATCTGCTGCAGGTGCTTGTGCAACATCGGCAACAACATTAGTTACAACGGTTGCAGCAGCAGGTACATCTGCACTTGGACTATCTGCAACTACACTAGCTGCAACTGCTTGAGCTGTAGCAGGTGGAACTGGATCAGCTGAAACAATATCAGCAACTGCTGTTTGTACTGGGCAAGTAGCAACTGCGTCTGCTACCGCAGCAGTGGTTGTATCACTTGGAGCTGTACCGGTAGCAGCAGTAATAACTGCAGCAACTGCATCAGTAGCAACTTGAGCTTGAACAGGGTCTGTAATAGCTGGAGCTGAAGCAACTGCATCAGTAATTGCAGCTGTTACGGCAGCTGGGCTTGTTACTGTTGCTGGATCAGCTGTAACAACGGCAGCAACGGCAGCAGCAACTGTATCTGCAACAGCAGGTACTGTAACAGCAGGAGCAGCAGCTTGTGCAGCAACTACATCTGATACAATAGCAGCAGCATCAGGCACTGTGGCCGATGGGCTTAATGCAACAACACTAGCAACAGGGGCTGGTGGTTGGTCTGCTGGGGCTGCAACTAATGCTGCAACTGCGTCAGTAGCTGGTTTAGTGATAAGTCCATCTACTGTGTTTTCAACGATAGTAAGACGAGCGTCTAGTTCTTGAATGCTTTGAGCATCAACACCAGAGGTTTTTAAACCGGCCAGTGTGGTTAGTTTTGATTCAACCGCTGTGAGTCTAGCGGCTAGAGATTGGATTGTGTTTGCCATATACGAATTTATTTATTTAAATGCTAGGAACATCTATATAATAATTGAGTGAAAAAGGCATTTTATAAATCACCTACGTTACAGTATCCTAATCAATGGTTAGGCAGTGAAGAAATTGGTGCCTGGGAGTGTCAATATAGAAAATGTTATATGATGATACTAAAACATGATAATGGTAAGTACGTTCCCTCCATACACGGAGGGTTTGATTTAAGTTATGATGGTGTACCCTTACCAGAAAACGGAATGTTTGAGTTTGATTCATTTGATGAAGCTGCAGAGCATACTTGGAAGTATGCTGACTGGGTTAGAGATGTTTGGGATGCAAGAAGTTTAAAACTACTACACGCAAGATTGCATAGAATGAGACCAGATGTTTACCCAGCTTAAATAAAATTATGCGTGCATATAAAAATAGTTTATTGTTTGTTTCTTTATTGTGTCTAGCTGGTTGTAAAACTCTTAACCCTAAAGTAATGATGGATGGAGTGTTAGGCCGTTACCCACATTTTGACTCTAATGAATATAATAGAGCAGTTAACATTGAAATTGAAGCTAAAAATTTAGCTAATAATTTAGATAGTATTAGAGTTTTTATAAGTGATGTTGATAACTTAAGACTATATGTCACTGGACGCCCTTATAACGAACGTGTAACAAAAGAAATCGATTTACTTGAAAAGGTAACAAAAGAGTTACAAGTACGTTTAGAAAAAAGTAAACCATCACAAGCTTATATTACTAATAAGTGTGATGATATTGTTGAACTATCAGACAATATTCGCAAATCAATTGGTGTTGAAAAACTATAAATAATTAATCATGGCATCCACATCATCTCTTTTAAAACAATTAAATCCATTCAGCAATAACTCATCAAGTGCTATTGCTGAAGCAGCTACGAAAATAGCTAAGTATACAGCTCAGGTACAATCAGGCGACATTACTATTGACGAATTCAAAGAACTATCATCTGATTTAGACGCTCTCAAAGAGTCAGCAACAGAAGCAGGCGAAATTGCAGATGTTCAAACAGTTAACGAAATCTTCAACGGACTTGTTACTGTTTTAAGTAAAGTTTAATTTTTAATTACTTCCATTTAAACCCTACCAAGGTAGGGTTTTTTTGTGGAACATGATTAAAATATACATATGAATATTAGAACACCTTCTAAAACACTTCCTGAATTAATTGATGATGCTAGAGATAATGTTAAAGAGATGAAGAAAGATCTCAAATCTTTAAAGAAGAGTTTGAAGGTTAAGGTTCCTAAGAAATATGACAGAGATGTTAAAATGATTAGAGAACTTGCTACGACTAATAGAATTAAAGAACAACAGTTAATTAAAACTTTAGCAGTAAGGTTAGACATACCGCTTGATACTGACCAGTACTACGCATTTGTCGATTTCATATACAAAAACTAAGTAGTTAAATGGACTATACAAAAGACAGCATTCCTTGCCCTAGGTGCGGGGCTCCAAGCTTTAACGTAAAAGGACATATTGTATCAGCATGTACTTGCGGTAAGATATCTACCGCACAACAAGTAATGCAGGGCGGACCTTTGGCTAACTTTAATGCTCCTACTAACCCTTCTATGGAGCCTGTCGATATATTAAAAGAGTTAGTAGCAGTAGAATGCACTGATGATAGTGGGAATTTAAATAGTTTTGGTAAACCTTATTTCTTTAAAGCTATTACATTCTTAAGTAAGAACGGTTTCTGCAAATTATTAGATCAAAAAGGTTATAGCGTAAAAGCAGAATGGATATAATTAAAGATATGGACGCAGATCAACAAGAAATAGTTAAGGTTAGTCCTGATGGTAAAGTAGAAGTGTTCCTTCATGAACCGGAACATGTAGCCAGAATAGCACTCCTGGCTCACCAATATTATACTGCAGCCGAAACTTATAGAATATTGTTCAATAAAATGGATGAACATTTTAGTAACGGCGGTACTTGGGAGCAAATTAAGGCAATGGTTAAAGAGGAACAGTAATATAATACAACTATGAACAGACCATTTGAACTATTAACTAACGTTACAGCATACGAAACAGAAGCTAAAGTAATTAGCAACTACGCTAAGCATTACGGTGTGAGTGAAGCAATAATAGTAAGAAGTTTGCTTAATACTGCAGAAGACTTCTCTCTTGATCAAGCTATCAAATGGTACGGTAGCAAGAAAGAGGAAGTGTGATATAATTATTTTATGAAAAAAGAGCCTACCAAAAAGCCAATCTTAAAAAAGCAATCACTTAAAACCAATCCCATTATGGCTGACGTAATGAAGAAGGCTGGCTTTACTGATAAGCAAGAATTTGCTAAGGCTTTACACGATAGATTTAAAAAGTGAAAGAACGTTTAAAAAAAATTAAATCAGCAGAACAGCTGGTATCATTTTTAGATGAACACTTTCAGCGTCTAGCTAACTTGGATGAGACTACTGAATGGACTGCTAAAGATTGGTACTATGCAGGCATTGTAGTTAACATTCAGCTTAACTTTGCTGAAGAGGAAAAGAATAAATAAATGTGTGTCACTAGATACTAAATTAATAGCAGAGAGATATGGCAAGTTATATGAAGATAGTCCTAATACCCAGATAGGTAGTAAGACTGAAGACTTAACTGCTAGTAAGAATTGGCTCATTGATATACTTTCTGAATATAAAAAGGACTTTAGTACCGTTTATATATTAGGTAGCTGGTACGGTAATCTAAGTAAGATGTTAAGTCTTACTAATAGAATACAAATAGATAAAATAGTAAATGTTGATACAAATGCTCAGTCATTAAAAGACGGCTATCATGCATCTAATATAGAGAGTATGAATAAGGATGCCAATACTCTTGACTATAGACAATTGGATAAGTACGGTGCAGTTATCAATACTAGTATTAATGATATGGAAGGCGACGGTTGGTACAATAACATTCCTAAGGGTACCTTTTGTGTCTTTCAAGGAAGAGCTAATAAGAATGCTGTTAACAGTTTTGATAGTCCAGAAGATATTTTAACTCAGTACCCGTTAAGTAAAGTACTTTCTAAAGGAGCCAAGACATTAAAAGATGATCAAGGTGAGTATGATAGATATATGGTCATTGGATATAAGTAGGAACGTACCTATAATATATTAATGAGCCCAGAATTAGAAAAGCAACTATACGACAAGTATCCAAAGATATTTGCTGATAGTACCAAATCAATGCAAGAGACTTGCATGTGCTGGGGCATAGAGACGCCTGATAATTGGTATGAGATAATTGATACACTATGCCATGCTCTAACTTATACATATAGCACTGTTATGAGTATTAATGCAGAGGATGGTTTAAAATTAGGTTTGAAACCTTTGGATAAATATTATAAAGACGGTAATGATTATGTTTACCGGGTTGAATGTCCTCAAGTCGTGGCTGAACAAGTAAAAGAGAAATACGGTACATTGCGTTTTTACTATCGTTTAGATTATAATGATGATATAAAGTACTTGTTAGAAACTAAAAAGTATCCGCAGTTAGAAATTATACTAAATAAATTTGATAGTTATATTAATGGCGTAGTGCATTATGCTGAAGTTGTAACTGAATTAAAAAATGAGCCCAGAACTACAAGTACAGCTATATAACAAGTATCCAAAGATATTTGCTGATAAAGATAAATCTATGCAAGAGACTTGTATGTGCTGGGGTATTGAAACGCCTGATGATTGGTATGACATTATTGATACATTGTGTCAAGCTCTAACTTATACCTATACTACATATTTAAACATAGATAGAGAAGATGCTGAACATTTAGGTATAAAACCCACTAGATATAGAGATGAAGATAACTACATTTATAGCGTAGAGTGCCCGCAGGTAATAGCTGAACAAGTGAAAGAGAAGTACGGTACGTTACGCTTCTACTATCGTTTAGATTATAATGCGGATATAAAATACTTGTTAGAAACTAAAAAATATCCGTTTTTAAATACACTTATTTCAAATTTTCATAATTATGTTGATGGAGTGATACATTACGCTGAAGTAGTAACAGAAAGAAAAAATGAACAAAAGACTAATAGCTACTACAACTGAAGAATGGTTGAAGTTAAACCGTTCAGAAAGAGCACCTCGTAAGTGGTACTGGCCATCTGGCTGGTATGAGGCTCCTTTTGCTTTAATGATAAACGATTGGGATAACTGGGAGAAGCATATTAAGAAAGAATATCCTATTCAGTATTGGTTAAGAGAGAATTTTCAATATACATTTAGACGATTTTACAATTCAGTAAAAGATTTAAAAAATAAAATTATTAACCCGAGACAAAAAATGCGTAATGCATTATTCACCTCTAAGTGGGTGGATTTGGTTGAACTTGTGCCTCAGTTTCATTTTCAGGCTATTATTGAGTTTGTAGAAAATGAAAAAGCTTTTGAAAAGATAGTCTGGGATGATTCTTCAAATCCTAAAACTACAGAAGCAGGAATTAAACTTAAAGAGTATTATAATTATGTAAAAATTGTAAGACCATTCTTATTAGAAAAGCTTAGTCATGCTTATGAAAATGTAGAGATTACTGCTGAATTAAATGACAGTCGTTATAAAGAAGTTGATGAGATAGAAAAACAAATTAAAGCTAAAGATACTGAACTTTGTATCTGGGTAATACAAAACAGAGACTTTCTATGGTGTTAGCTAATTTCTGCTTCGTATTGTCTTAGCATATCTTGAACGGCAGCACTAAATGATTGACTATTAACACCTTTAGCAATATGCTGATTAAAGAGCTTTAAAGCAATTTTATTATGTTCAGTAGCATCTTTAATATCTTTAGTCCTATATGCTTCATTAGCATGAAATAAATGAAGGGCTACCCATTTAGCAGCCTCATAATCATCATCATTTAGTATATTAGATGCTATTTCCGTTATGTATACTTCTGCTAATAAATCTTTCACTATAATATTTAAGGAACGCCAATATAATTAGGATATGAAAAGATTAATAAAACACTGGGGTAAAAATTCAGAAGAAGCTTTCGGTGAGTCTGGAAGAATAGGAGATCTAGGAGAGTTGTTAGTCGAGAAAGCTTTTTTAAATAAAGGCCATAATGTTAAGCACAATCAATCTATTAAAAAACAAAAAGCAGGATTTGATTTAGAAGTTAAAATTAAAAATAAGAAATTATCTTTTGATTTAAAAACTAATATGACAAAGTTTGACGCTATTGCAATAGAAATAGATGATGATGGGTGGTTATTCAATGATGATAAAAAAACTGAGTACATTTATCATTTAAGTATACATAGAGAAAATTATGGAAGTGTAGCGTTTTACAAAAGAAAAGATATGCAAAAACATATTGGCGGTACCCCAGAACGTTATAGAATTTATACAGATGATAATGGTAAAAGTTACGTTTATGTACTAAGAAGGTATATGCTTGATTTCATAACCTGGACTCATTTAGATAATTTATAAATACAATTATGCACGCAGTTTATGCAATGTTAGCCGTTTCATTTTTATCTATAATTATTAGTGTAGTTATTATATGTAAAAATTGGGACAAAATGATAAAAGAATTAAAAGATGAAGGATTTTTTGACTAATGATTACGAAATATAAAATTGATATGTGGGTAGCAGTTTCTATTATGCTTATAGGAGTGTTTATAGGACTTGCTGGTATTCTTAAAACAGATAGTTGGATGTCGGTGGCTGGCTTTTGGCAAGTCATTGCATCCTCCTACTTTATTACTAATATAAAAGAAGAAGACGAAGACAAAGACAAAAAGGAGTAATATGGACTTTATAATTGCTCTGCTATTGTTTGCATTCTGTCTAGTAGTGATAGATATTAACGAGGAAGATACAGAGGAAAATAAATAACTAAATGACCGACCCAGTTACAGTTCAAGATGATGTAAGAATGCTAATGCTAAGCTATACCCAGGCTAACAGCTACGGGTATGATAGTATAAGCATAGAAAATACAAAAAGGTTATTATCAAGAATTGCAACTGATATAAATGGTGAGGACAGGCAAGCAACAGCACAGCAATTGCTTACAATATTTGAATCATTTACCACTACCTTAACGCCACCTATTAGCTCGTTTGTTCAGTTAGATGTACCTAGCGAGACAAAGAGTCAAATAGTTGACTTATTCTATAAGATGGCGTAAATTAATGCATGGCATTTGATTTAGAAAAAAACGATACAAAGTTTGTCGTTGCTGGAGGAGGTACTGCAGGATGGCTTACTGCACTTCAAATTAGACAACACTTTCCTGATGTTGATGTCACTTTAATTGAAAGTAGTGATATAGGTGTATTAGGTGCTGGTGAAGGTTCGGTACCTCAATTTATAGATATATTACATGATATACGTATTCCGGTAAGTGATTTAATTAAGCATGCAGATGCTACAATTAAAAATGGAGTAAAGTTAGTTGACTGGAATGGTAGAGGAAAGGATGATGTATTTTTTAGTAGTTTTGCTTCTATTGATCCTTTAGATTACGTCATTAACACTAGACCGAGTTATAGTCTAATGTCTATGAGTACTCTAGAGAGTATAGTAAATGGCAAGGCATTAGGTGATATTAATTTTAATCAGCAAGTATGTAATGGCAATAAAGTAAAGTTTGTAAAAGATTCACGAGCAGATAAAAAAAGTGACCCAATGTCTCATTTTCATCAGCTTGGACCTTATTCAGTACACTTCAATGCTGTAAAGTTAGCAAAATATCTTAAGACGGTTGGTATAAGAAGAAATATAAAAGTAATTGACGGTATAATAAAGAACATAAACAATGATGAAGAAGATTACATCACCTCTTTTGATTTAGAAGATGGTACAAATGTTCCTTGCCATTTTGTATTTGATTGTACAGGATTTAAAAGACTTATAATTGGTAAGCATTATAATGCTGAATGGAAAAGCTATAAAGAGTACTTGCCAGTTAATAAAGCAATGCCTTTCTTTTTACCATTAGGTGAAGGGTCTATTCCTTCCTATACTGAGGCTCTTGCAATGAAGTATGGATGGATGTGGAAGATTCCAACGCAGGAAAGATTCGGATGTGGGTACGTTTATGATAGTACTCTTGTATCAGATGAGGATGCAAAAAAAGAAATACAAGAAGCAGTTGGAAGAGAGATAGAAGTAACTAGAACATTTTCATTTGAACCAGGCACTTATAAAACGCCTTGGGTAAAGAATTGTATTGCAGCAGGCTTGTCAAGCGGGTTTGTTGAACCGTTGGAAGCTACTTCCATTCACGTTTGTGTAATCTCTTTTTGTTTGTTCTTGGCTTACATAAAAGGTGCGGTAAAAAGAAATGAAGATTGTATTAAAAGGTTTAACCAAACAATGGGCTATATTAATAATGATACTTTAAACTTCTTACACTTTCATTACTTGACAGAAAGAACCGATACAGTATTTTGGAAAGACTTTGAAAAGAGAACAAAGTGTCCAGACATCATTCAAGACTTTAAAGACAATAATAAAGATCCAGTACACTTACTATCTAGAGATTGTATCACTAATAACTTATTTCCAATTAACTTATGGTTAGAGATAGGAGCTGGAGTGAGGTTCTTTAACAGACAAGCAGTTACGGAAACATTTGAGAGTATTAATACTGGCTCTAGAAAAGCTCTTTACGGTATCAATAGTAAGGATTTAAGAGCTAGAATGAAGCAAGCTTATGCTGAGTTAGAAGATCATACTGCATTTATTAACTATATCAAGAGTAATAAATAATAGAGTGATATCATTTAAAGAGTATTGGCTATTACCTTATACTAAGTTCTTATTGAAAGAAGTAACTCTCAATAATGCTTCATTACAAAGGTTTAATAAAAAGTATAAAACTTTATACGATTTACAAACTGCTAAGCCTATATTTGATAGGTTTAATAAAGTGCAGCCTAGTTTAAAAAACAAAGATATCTATAACTATAAAGACATAGAAGAATTGCAAGCAACTATACAAGCTTCTACAGGTAAGGAGTTTGAAAGGAATATTAAGCAGAATGAAGTAAAAGTGATAGTTAATAATGATAAGGTGCTAGTAATAGAACCATTGACGGTAGAGGCTTCTAAGAAGTACGGAGCAGGTACAAAGTGGTGTACAGCTGGAGAGAACAACAATCCTTTCCAGAAATACTTTGATATGTTCACGTTAGTGTACTTTATAGATAAGAAAACTGGCGAGAAGTTTGCCATAGCTTACGGAGACGTGTCTGAGTTAAATCCTGTTGTAAACCAGGAAGGAGATAGAGAAGAAGATGATAATGATGCATTTGAAGCTTTTGATGAAGAGGATAATCACGTATCGTATCAAGAGGATGTACTAGATAGGTTTGATTTGCACTGGGGAAGAGATATAAATCCTAAACTAACTGAACCTAATCCAAAATTTAGTACTGATGTATTAAACGGAAGAGTGGAATTAAAAAACGGAGCAATAGCATATTATAAAAACGGAAAGCTACACAGAGAGGATGGACCAGCGTATGTTGGTCAAGAAGGAAACTTAAAGAGAGTAATAGTTGAAAAATGGTGCATAGATGGTAAGTTTCATAGAGAGGATGGGCCGGCTTTTATACAGCGTTCTGTAAACGGGCATGGAAATGAAGTAACGCTTCAAATATGGTACAAAAATAATGTAATAGAAAATGATAAGGGCCCAGCTTATATTCATTCATTTAATACAGATGACGGGGATAGAATAACTAACTATACCTGGTACAAAAATGGAGTACAGCACAGAGAAGGTGCTCCTGCTGTAATATCAACAAATAAAAAAGGAGAAATAGTAGGTGAAGCATGGATAGTAAATGGTAAACGTGACAGGAAAAACGGCCCTGCTATTGATAGAATAAATAGGGGTTATAGTCACTTTTACAGAAAAAATATAAATCAGCATGAAGTTTATTACTACCAGGATGATCACATTTTTAGATTAGATGGTCCTGCGCACATTGTAACTGATTTAGATACAGGGGAAGTAATAAAAAGTGAATATATAGTGAACGATGTAGAGTGCCATTTACATGAACCAGAGAATAGAAATGAATACGGCTCACCTATTAAAATTCATAAAGTGAAAAATGATGAAGAGTTTGAAATATGGAAAGAAAACAATAAAGATGTTATAGAAGGAAAGCTAAAAAGAAGATGATCACATACAAAGAGTTCTTTTTAATAGAGGGTACAATAGTTCCTGATGAAAGAGCTTTGAGTTTTGTAGTTCACGTACTTGATGATGCTAAAGAGGATATAGAACAGGGTATGAATCCTAGAACGGTACTTGCTAGAATAAACAGTAGTCTTAGAATGGTGGGTATGGGGGTAATGGAGTTACCTAAAAGACCGCACGGCACTCCTCAGGCCATATGCACTGACTCAGGAGCCATTATATTAGATTTACGTACTGTTGTGGATTATGTTGAAGGGGATAGTCCTAACAAAGAACAAAAATTAAGAGCAATTATAGGACATGAAATGGTGCACAGAGAGCAAGAACGGAGAAAGAAACTTAATCAGAGATATGTACCTAAACAAAGTGAGTACAAAGACTACGCACAATACAAAAACGATAGAGATGAACTCAATGCATGGGCGTATGAGTTTGCTAACTACATATTAACATTAGCTAAACAGAGAAAGTTTAATAAGAATCAGACATTAACATTTGCGTTTAACAATTTAAAGCACCCAGCTGCAAAGAAAGAAATGGATAAGCTTACCAAGTACTTGACACCAGAGAATAAAAAGAAAGCTTACAAGTACGTATATGATATAGTGAGTAGTACATTTGATAAACAAACAGGAACGAAGATATAATGGTAGTATGAACCTACCAAATGTAGATAGAATGCCATCAACACCTTATGATAGAATGATGACTTTAGTGCATCAGGAGGCAAGAAGCTTAATGTTCGAATCAATGATAACGTATGAGGAGGCACTGCATTACACATTAGAAAGATTAAAAGAAGAGTTATTAGAAATTAACAATAGAAAAGGATTATAATAATAATGTACCTTATTGACGATAGTATACAGTACGTGCCCTTAAACAAAAAGGGCATAATAAAGGATATATTTGAACACCCAGACGGTACTATGTACTATAGTATAGAGGTAGAGGTAGAAGAATCATCAGATGGCGTCTATCGTATACCAGTTGTGAAGGAAGAGGAACTAAGCTACAATGGAGGCTATTATGGTTAAATTTGATGAAAGCTTAATGCACTTGCATGACCCGTTATCTAAGATAACTGAAAATAATGTGCCTGTTGACTTACTCAACACTATTGAAAAGCAGGTGCACTTGATACAAGCCAGACAAGCATACGCAACTGGGCATAAACAATCGTATGAACTCATATTAAGAGAGTTACTAATGAGAGTGCAATACAAATTAACAGGAAAGTATTAATAATAATATGACATACAATCAAATACAGACAGCAACGCTTATATGGGTGCTAATTATATCAGCTTTATATAGCTTTATATCTTGGAACAACGTAATAGAGTGCTACAAGATGTGGTTTACTAAAGCTTACTGGACGGACTACAATACAATAGAGTTCATATCATGGCTAGCAAAAGCAGTAATCATTATACCAGGGCTTATATTTGGGATAAACATTTGGCAGCTATATTACTTAACGCTCATTACAAGTGCAACTCTTATATGGGCAAGTAGAAAGAAATCATTACCTACTCTTGTAGGTTTCAATACAATGTGGTTATGGTTAAGTGCAATGGTCCTGGCACAACACTTAATCAAATGACACTATTAGAAGCATTCAATCATATAAAGTACTTTGCAGATAATTACTATAATGGTAGCGTAATTAAAGCTATAGAGCAATTAGAGCAATCTATTGAGCATATTACCGACGATAGCAAACAAGCATTATATCAATACAAAGAATGGCAGCAAAGGATGAATGACTGGAAACAATACATAAGCTAACAACTGCTATTGTTTCTTTAACTTGTCATAATACTTCAAGTACATATTATAGAATAACTTTTTATCAGTGCCTTGAGATAAAACATACTGATAAAACTCCATTAACTTTCTATTCTTATTCTCGTACATTCTTAAATAGCTTTCGTCTTTAGTCTCTTCATACTCTTTCTTCATCATCATTGCCTCATATACCATACGAGCATAGATCCTAGCCCATTGCTCCTCCTCAGGCGTGAGCACATTAAGGGCTATCTCTTTTAGAAAGTACTGCCTGAACGTCATTATCTTATTTATAAATAATAATGAGTGAAACAGATTAAAGAAGATAGATTACTAGCAGAGGCTTATAATGAAGTGCACAATAAGACTGAAAAAGATAATTTACAATCAATTATAAAGTCTTTTGTTAGCAAAGAGGGACAAAAATATAAAGACTATGATTGTAAGACGGTGACAAGAGCATTTGTAAACTGGGCACAACAAAATAAGATACCAGTGCAGGTAATTTTATTAGCACCTCCAAGTGGTGAGTTTCTAGAAAAACATCCGCAATATAAAGGCAATACCGGGGAAGGTAACACTCACATTATGCCTGTAATTGATAATAATGCCATTGACTTTACTGCTAGACAGTTTGGTATTAACAGACCTTTCGATAACCCTTTAGTAACACCAGTTAATAATCTACCACAAGTATATGGCAAATTTGGTTACTTTACTGATAAGCCTGAATGGTTTAAAAATAAGTCTTATTGGCAAGGGCCTTTAAGTTCAGTGCCTAATGACATTTTTGATAATAATTTCAAAGATGAGATATTAAAAGAGGTTTATA